AAGAATTAAATGCTTTTCACTCCGTCAAGATTATGTGGGATGAGCATCCTGATCGTGATCAAAAATGGTTTGAGGAAGAGACAAAGAACATGTCTCAACGACAAATCGCCCAAGAGTTTGAGTGTAACTTCAACGCTTCTGGTGAAACTGTAGTTCATCCAGATGACATAAAGCGGTTGGAAGAAGAAGTATGTGAGCCAACTTACAAAACAGGCATTGATAGAAACTTTTGGATCTGGAAGGAACACGATGCTTCTTGCACATACCTTATGTCTGCTGACGTTGCACGTGGCGATGGTAAAGATTATTCAGTTTTTCATATCATTAATCTCAACACTATGGAGGTTGTCGCAGAATATCAAGGTAAACCAACACCTGATATCTATGCCGAATATCTCTGCAGTGTTGGTAGAGACTATGGCAGCTGCATGATTGTGGTTGAGAACAATAACATTGGCTTTACAGTTGCAGAGAAAATGAAAAACTTGGGATACCCAAACGTATATCATTCAGTTAAGTCAACACATGAGTACATTGACCAATACGTTGCAGAAAGTAGAAATGATTGTGTTCCAGGTTTCACCACTTCTAGCAAAACTCGTCCAATGATTATTGCAAAAATGGAAGAATTTATCAGGAACAAGATAATTAGAATATATTCACCTCGCCTTCTAAATGAAATTAAGACTTTTGTTTGGAACAACAACAAGCCAGAAGCAATGAGGGGATACAATGATGACCTCACAATGGCTTTCGCTATTGCATGTTGGGTTAGAGACACCGCGATGGTTGTCAACAAGAAAGAGATAGAATACACAAAAGCGTTTATGAATACAATGAAAAAAGTTGATCACGTTATGAATACGGCAATCCCAGGCATGAATGGGTATGTGCCACATAATAATAGAGAAAAAAAGAAAGAACTAGAACAATTTTCATGGATATATAAAGGATAAAAAATGGCTATTAAAAACAATCCTAAGAACCCCGACTCAAGATTATTTAAAAGACTGACCAGATTATTTTCTGGACCAATTGTTGATTATCGTACACAGACGATTAGAAAATATAGAAGGCACCAGTTAGATAAGTTCGCTAATACTTTCAAATCTCTTAGTGGGCAATCTTTTAAAAGAACCAGTCATAACCCATTTGAGAATCTACAAACAAACATGATTGCAACTCAGAATCGTGTTGAGCGATATGCTGATTTCGATCAAATGGAGTATGAACCCATCATTGCCTCTGCTTTGGATATTTACGCAGACGAAATGACGACATCTTCAGATCTACAGCCACTTCTGAAAATTATGTGCCCAAACGAAGAAATAAAGGCTGTTCTACATACCCTGTATCACAATATTATGAATATTGAATTCAATCTCTTTGGTTGGTGTCGTACAATGTGTAAGTATGGTGATATGTTTTGCTATATGGATATACAAGAGGAATATGGAATCAAAAATATTATTGCTTTGCCATACGACCAAGTTGAAAGAATAGAGGGAGATGACAAAACTAATCCAAACTATGTCCAATATCAGTGGAACTCTGCTGGCATGACTTTCGAAAACTGGCAGATTGCCCACTTTCGTATCTTAGGTAACGACAAGTATGCTCCATATGGAACATCGGTCTTAGAGCCAGCACGACGTATTTTCAGACAATTGACTTTACTTGAAGATGCAATGATGGCTTATCGTATCGTCCGTTCTCCTGAACGCCGCGTTTTCTATGTCGACACAGGAAACATTCCTCCTCAAGATATCGAACAGTTTATGCAGAAGACAATTTCTTCTATGAAAAGAAATCAACTTGTGGATGCTAACACTGGTCGTGTTGATTTACGATATAACCCACTTTCTGTTGAGGAAGATTATTTTATTCCAGTTAGAGCAGGCACAAGCACACGAGTTGAAAGTTTAGCTGGTGGTTCTTATACTGGGGATATTGATGATGTCAAATATCTTAAAGATAAATTGTTTGCTGCTCTTAAAGTTCCTCAATCATATTTGTTCAGAGGAGAGGGCTCAGAAGAAGACAAGACAACGTTAGCTCAAAAAGATATTCGTTTTGCAAGAACCATTCAGAGATTGCAAAGAGCAGTTGTGTCTGAGTTGGAAAAGATTGGTATCGTTCACTTGTACGCACTAGGATATAGAACAAGCGATTTGGTATCATTTAAGCTTAAACTAAATAATCCTTCAAAGATTGCAGAGATGCAAGAATTGGAACACTGGAAGAATAAGTTTGACACTGCTGGCTCGGCTACCGAAGGGTTCTTTAGCAAGCGTTGGGTTGCAGAACACCTATTCAGCATGTCTGAAGAAGAATTCCTACGAAATCAAAGAGAGCAGTTCTACGATCGCAAGTTTGCTGCTGCCCTTGAAGCTGCTGGAACTGAAGACGAAGAAATGGACGCAGGTCTTGGGACTGGAGCGCCAGGCGAGCTTGACATTGGAGGTGAAGATGAGCCGCTCGATCTCGGAGGAGAAGATGAACCACTAGACCTTGGAGGCGAAGAAGAGCCGCCTGAAGAAGTTGGTGGTGGAGAAGATGATGTCCTATTGGCTGCGCCTGGTAATCGCGATGACGGGTATGTAACCAAGGGTTCGAATGGAAAAGTATATCACCCAGTTAAAAGTGATAAAAGGGACATCGGCGCGAAACATCGGAGCACAAAAAGTTCATGGTCTGATGAGACAGCCCGCTCAACAAAAAGAAATGTTTGGAAAGCCACATCTTTGTTAGGGCTGGAAGAACAACAAGAATCTAATTATGATGATGAAGAAGCACTCCTTAACGAATCTACTACACAAGTTAGGGACTTGATTATGGAATTGGAGAGGATAAAAGATGGCGAAAAGACACAATAAAAAACGTAATACAGCATTTTTATATGAAGTGTTGGTTAGAGAACTAACCAAAAGTGTTGTCAGAAAAGATGCAGAAAGAAAGAATAAGATCTTATCTATTCTAAAAGAACACTTCAGCAAAGGCACACTTTTGTATAAAGAATTGCAGTTTTATAAGGATGTTGCCTCCTCCAGTGGTTTTGAAAAAGAATATGCTGAGAAATTTGTAAATTATCTCAAAATGGAGCATGAGAAGATTGATAGACAAAAGCTTTTTGAGGAGAAGAACGCCATTATATCAAAAATAAACAAGGCTTTATCAAAATCTGTGTATTCTAATTTTGTTCCAAACTATAAAGATTTAGCAACTATTTCTCAACTATTTGATGAAGATGTGAGTGTAAAAGAGAGGGTTCTTTTAGAAAATAATATTATTGAGAAAATAACTTCTTCAACAGAGGAAAAACAAGAAATGAAGCCAATCACAAATTTGGCTTATAAAACTTTTATTAAGAAATATAACAACCAATATAATGACTTGCTAGAGGAGCAGAAACAACTATTGAACCACTATATCGTTTCTTTTTCAGATGATAGTTTGGGTCTGTCCATATATCTGAATGAAGAAATTGGAAGATTGAAGGACGTTATCAATTCCTCTTTAGATTTGGAGGATGTAAAAGGCGATCCTAGAATGATCGAGGCAACCAGTCAAGTTTTGAAAACAATTGATGAATTTAAGAATAATCCAATAAACGAGGGCATGATAAAAAAGGTTTTGAAAATTCAAAATCTAGCTAAGGAGATTCAAAGCTAATGGCTATCAACGTTAGAGTAGGGCCAGAGGATGAAAGGGGTATCAAAATTTATATTGATACTCCCAAAGAAGGAGAGCCTGAGAAAAAAATTACTTTAGAACTGAACGCTAGAAAAACTTTAGATGGTGATTTGGTTGTTCGTGATCATCCAGATGTTGATGTCGTTATCATGCCTAAAAAAATGAAAGTTGTTGCTTTTCCAAAAGATTCTCTGACAGAAGAAACATATCAAACACAAACAAAGATGTTTGACTTTCTTATGAAAAGGGGTGTTGTTATTAGAGACAGCGTGCAGGGCGGAAATGTTTTTGGTTCTATGGAGGCGAAGATTGTTCCATCTGAAAACAATTCTTCTTCTAAATTTGTTCTTCTTGGTGTTGCTAGGTGGGTTGAGTCTGAAAAACCCTATTTCGAGTACTTAGAGAAATTTGAAGAGATGCAAGAAGATAGGATGACCGAACCTACAGATCAAGAATCAACTGATTTTGATCCAAGCCGGCATGCTGAAAAGAAGGGTGTTCTACGTCCAATGTATATTAGAAGCCCGTATGGGATGAACTTTGCCTACGGCTACAGGGAGTAATGGAACTATTATACTTTATTCTTATATCCTATGGTCTCACATTAGTATTAGTCTATGGGACCATCTTCAACAAGATTAGACCAAAACACCATTTCTTTCATTGTCCCATGTGTATGGGCTTTTGGGTTGGTGTATTTTTGTTCTGCATAAACGGATTTACAGAACTATTTATATTTGACTATAATTTTGTCAATGCCTTGCTTCTAGGGTGGCTAAGTTCTGGAACAAGTTATACGCTTTGTATGTTATTTAATGACGATGGTCTGAATATCAGTTTAGGAGAGTAGAATGAAACGATACATGATTCCAAGAGTTGCTAACTGTTGTCGAGGAAGCATAATCGGGCGGGTAGCGCCCGCATTATAGAGGATAAAGATGAACAAGTATTTACTAAGAGAGTTTCA